GCTTGCCGGGCTGGCCGCGCTGGGGCAGAGTCGGCCAAGTCGGCTGCGTCTGCGGAACTCGAAGTCGCCCGCAAGAAATACAAGGAAGCCTACGAGGCTGGTGATCCTGACCGGGTGCTGGAGGCGCAGGAAGCACTCACAGAGGCTAAGCTGAAGCTGCAGGCAGCTGCATCGTTCCGCCCGCCCGTGCAAGAACGTGAAGAGGCTTTACAGCAGCCGGAGCCTGTGGTACAACGTCAGCAACCTTCACCCCCGCCGCTCGACGAGAAGACCCTGCGCTGGCAGGCAAAAAACCAGTGGTTCGGGTCGCCGGGGTACGAAGAAATCACCAGCTTCTCACTAGGGCTGCATCAAAAGCTAGTGAACTCCGGGGTTGACCCCCGCTCCGACGAGTATTTCGAGCAGATCGATTCTCGTCTCCGGTCGAAGTTCCCTGAAGTCTTCAAGGACACTTCTGCCGCGCCATCCGACTCATCCCGTAAACCACCTACGGTAGTCGCGTCTGCCTCTAGAACCACTGGGGCAAAGAAAGTACAGCTTACCGCCACGCAGCTTGCGCTGGCCAAGAAGTACGGTCTCACTCCCCAACAGTACGCCGCCGAAGTGATCAAACTGGAGAGAAGCAATGGCTGACCAACGTACCCCTCGGGATCTGGTGTCCCGCGAGAAAACCCAACGGTTTGACTATAAACCCCCGAGCACGCTGCCTGATCCGACCCCTGAGGCCGGCTGGTCGTTCCGGTGGGTTGCCACACACATCCTTGGTACGGCGGACCCCCGCAACACCTCGCAGAAGTTCCGTGAGGGCTGGGTGCCGGTCAAGGCGGAAGATCACCCCGAGATTGCTGTCCCCGGCGCGGTCAATGCCAGCGGCAACATCGAGATCGGTGGTCTGGTTCTCTGCAAGATCGCTACGGAGGTCGCCCGAGCGCGTGATGAGTATTACGCTCGTCAGGCAAACGCTCAGATGGACTCCGTGGAGAACACTTTCATGCGCGAGAACGATGCCCGCATGCCGCTGTTTTCGCAGCGCAAGTCGGAAGTGTCGTTCGGACGTGGGTCTTAACATCAGGAGTCACAAATGGCCTACCCCTTTGTCGATGCTCCGTACGGTTTCAGCCCTGTCAATCAGCTAGCAGGGTACCCGTACGCCGGAGCCGTTCGTCAAATCCCGATTGGCTATGGCTACGCCGCGAACATTTTCAACGGGGATCTCGTTGAACTGGCCGCAGGCGTCGTCAACGTCACGGGTATGACTACCTCCACCGCTGGCACCGCCCGCGCTGGTCAGGTTGGTGTGTTCGTCGGCTGCTCGTACACCAGTCCCGTCACCGGCCAAAAGCTGTTCGCCAACAACTGGCCCTCGGGCACGCTGGCGAACGACGGGCTTGCCTACGTCGTGGATGACCCGTACGCGGTCTTCAAAGTGTGCGTCATCGGCCAGCCCTCGGCCGGCCTGTCGAACACCGCTACGACCGTTGGCTTCGTCAACCAGAACTTCGTTGGCTCGAATGTCTACTGCGTGACTGGCGGCGGTGGCAACCTCCTCAATGGCACCTCGTTCATGGGTGTCTCCGGGGATCAGCCCACCAACGGCACCGGCAACGTCCGTCAGGCGGCGGCTCGTCCGTTCCGCATCGTCGGCATCACTGCAGAGTCTGCGGTCACCCTCACGGGTACTGGTACCTCCTCGGGCACTGCGGTCACGCTGTCGGCGGCTGTTACCGGCCTGCAGGCGGGCATGCAGCTGATCGTCCCCAACGTGACCAATGCGCGTCCCGGCGACTTCTGCACCGTGACCAACGTGAACGGCACGGCTGTGACGATCTCCAAGTCGGTGACCATCGCTACGGCCACCACGCTGACGTTTGTTGGCTACCCCGAAGTTCTCGTGAAGTGGAATGCTGCATACCACTCCTACGAGTTCGCAACCGGCATCTGAGGAGGCATCATGGCTATTACTCGTGCCCAGCTACTCAAAGAGCTTCTCCCCGGCCTCAATGCCCTCTTCGGTCTGGAATACAGCCGATACGGCGAAGAGCACAAGGAAATCTACGAGGTCGAAACCTCCGAGCGTTCGTTTGAAGAGGAGACCAAGCTCTCCGGCTTCAGCGCCGCTCCGGTGAAGACCGAGGGTTCCGCGATCCAGTACGACAACGCGCAGGAAGCGTGGACCGCCCGGTACAACCACGAGACCATCGCGCTTGGTTTCTCGATCACCGAGGAAGCTGTTGAGGACAACCTCTACGACAGCCTCTCGGCTCGCTACACCAAGGCGCTGGCCCGTGCGATGGCCTACACCAAGCAGGTGAAGGCGGCGGCTACCCTGAACCAAGGCTTCTCCTCGACCGTGACCTACGGCGACGGCGTCAGCCTGTTCAGTTCCGCGCATCCGCTGGTGTCGGGAGGCACCAACAGCAACCGGCCGGCTACCGCCGCTGACCTGAATGAGACCTCGCTTGAGGCCGCTGTCATTCAGATCGCTGCGTGGCTCGACGAGCGTGGTCTGCTGATCGCTGCCAAGCCGAAGAAGCTCATCATCCCGCCGTCGTTGCAGTTCGTTGCGACCCGCCTGCTGGAGACCAATCTCCGTGTTGGCACGACCGACAACGACATCAATGCGCTGAAGAACAACGGCTCGATCCCCGGTGGCTACACGATCAACCACTGGCTGACCGACACCAACGCATGGTTCCTCACCACTGATGTGCCCAACGGTCTGAAGCACTTCGTTCGTACCAAGCTGACCAACAGCATGGACGGTGACTTCGATACCGGTAATGTTAGGTACAAGGCAAGGGAACGTTATTCTTTCGGGGTCAGTGATCCTCTGGGCGTCTTTGGAAGCCCCGGTTCGTCCTAAAAACCCCCCAAAAATCGCTTAAAACTAGCGATTTAGGCCCTTCGGGGCCTTTTTTACACCCTCTACCGGTACAAAGCTACTGAAGCTCTTGACGGCCGACTTTCAGTAGGGTAGTATCGAATCTCCCCCTTTCAAGGAGCCTCCGATGGCCGTCATCTACCGAATCACCAACATGGCGAACAGCCACTTCTACATCGGCAGTGCCGATTCTTTTGCCCGCCGTGAGTGGCAGCACAAGTACGATCTGCGGCGGGGGGCGCACAAGAACCCACGCTTGCAGGCTGCATGGAACAAGTACGGCGAAGAGATGTTTGTCTTCGAGATTCTGGAGGAAGTACCCGAAGGCGAATCCCAGCTGGCGTGGGAGAACAAGTACCTGCATGTGCATGTGGGCCGGCCTGACTGCTATAACATCAACCGCGACGCAGAACTTTCTAGGCTTGGGGCTACACTGTCTGAAGCGTCTAAGCAACAGCTAAGCGCTAACCGTAAAGGCAAACATGCAGGTGAAAACCACTATCGTTACGGCAAGACCGTCAGCGAGGAAGTCCGTAAGAAGATTGGTGATACGCAGCGTGGCAAGCCTAAGAAGCCGGGTAGGACAGTGTCTGAAGAAGGCCGCGCTAAGATTCGTGCCGCCGCCGCCGCTGGACACTACAGACATTGGCAGGGCAAAAAACACACCGAAGAGTCCAAGCTCAAGATGAGCAAGGCGATCTATGCCGTCCTGCCGGATGGCGGCAGGCAAGACTTCGCCAGCATCACGGATGCGCGGCTGAAGCTGGAGGTGCACCCGCCGACGCTGGATCGTGCGCTGAAGTCTGGCAAACCGCTTGCCAAGGGCAGACTCAAGGGCTGGACTTTCTATTACGTCGTCGTTGACTCTCCGCCCGAGGCGTGATAGCCTCAACCCATCCGAGACCCATCACAGCCCGCCGACTGACTCGGCAGACCTCCCTCAAGGCGGCGGGCGCAGACTGAGGATAAGCCATGGGCTTTTCGACTTTCTCCGGCCCGATCCGCGCAGGCACGGTGCGTGATGGTGCGACCGGGAACACCGGGCTGGTGATGCTCACGCAGGCATTCGACACCGGCAATCTGACCAACCCCACGCCTACTGGCAGCTACGACGCGCTGCTGGGCTACCTGCCGGCCGGTGCGCAGATCATCAACATCCTCGTGGATCAGGTTGTTGCGGTGGCCGGCGGCGCGACCATGACCATCTCGGTCGGCTCGACCTCGGGGGGTGCAGAGCTTATGGCCGGCGTCTCTACGGGTGCTGGCGGGCGGTTCGTCGGGACGGCGACTGCGGCAACCCA